GTCCCTTCTTTTGTGTGTAAAGGGTCTCCAGATGTTGCATTATCGCCTCCATTAATAACCTCCTCATAGGTTATTCTATTAACCTTGGGATTCATCATTTCTCCAAGATAATCCCATTTTATATCATCTTTTCCCAAAGTGTCAACTATTGCGTTTTCTATATCTAATGCGCTGTCTGCAGATTTTACAATAAAGTCTGCATGATATTGATAAGCATATATTTTTACTCTGAATAGTTTTTGAGGCATTTTTCCTTTCTATTTTGCGATTGTGGCGGGATTGTGTCCCGCCACAAAAATTTAGTAATTACGCACCTTCTACGCCGTAGATACCTCTGAAGTCAGATACTCCAAATGAGTATCTTTCTCTAGCTTTGTATCTAACGTTTCCAGTATCGAAGTCACCTTCCATTGCAGTTGTCAATGGAGCTCTTGTGAACATTTTCATACCGTTTGGCACGTCTGTCATGATATAGAACGAATCTGCATCAGTTAGGTAATTGTTCACTCTGTATCCTTGAGGAACCATTCCCATTGAAACGATTGCGTTAATATCATTGTCAGCTGTTCCAGTTCTACCTTGAGACTTTAATAATCTCTCAGCTGTGAACTGATTCTCCGATGGGACTATCATTTTTAGTCCTCTAGCTGCAATTCTTAGGCCTCTCTCATCAGTAAATTTAGAGATGTCAATCATTGACTGCTCTAAAGATGTCTCGTTAAGATCCGCTTGTGTTGCTAAAGTGTTTGCAACGTTTGGACCTGTAAGAGTAGGGTGAGCTGTACTAAATAAAGCTACTCCATCTCCTGATGTGAATGTACCAGTTGAAGGTAAACCGTTGATTAATAACTCAACAGCTTTTACCTGCTTAGCGTTACTCATAGATCTTGCTAAAGCTTTTGTATATCTAGCAGAAAGTCTGTCGTAGAGATTATCTTCGATAGCTTCCTCTGTGATAGCAAATGCTAAAGCTACAGTCTCGTGAGTGTATCTAGCAGTGTAAGTCTCCTGTGCATCATCAAATGATACTCCAGAACCTTCACCTTTTACTTGCGCGTTACCGAAACCTGATAACATTACTTCCTCTTCGAAAGCTCTGTCAGAAGTTTCGTTGGTATAAATCTCAGCGTGCTGATTTTCATACCTTTTATATTCCAAGCCGAACAGTGCGTTCAAACCTGGCTCTAGTTCTTTCACTAGTTGTGATCGTGATATTGCCATATTTGTTCTCCTATTCTAGCTATTAAGCGTCCCTTCCATTTATGTATTGGTTAGCGGCGCTGTTCATTACAACAACGATATTAGCACCAGCTGCTGTTAGATCTTCATTATCTGGATCTTCTGCAGATCTCACGATTCTGAACATCGCTGTTACAGCTTGTGTACCAGTATCAAATGTTGATGTTGATTGTCCATCTTTGGCATCACCAGCGGCAAAATCATTCATATTGCCTGCTAAACCGAATAATGCTTGTCCGCAAGCGGCATCCGTTTTTACAATATATTCTTGTAAAGGATCATCGTTTACGAAAGCAACTCCGTCTGTGCTACCAGTATTTGGGTTTGTTCCAAATGTAGCGCTTGCTGCTACTGAATTTGCGAACGTTGGTTTGCTTGTAGTGCCATCTATAAAGAATACACCATTGTGCACACCGACTAAAAGTGCATCGTTTGCACTTGTGAAGTCGATTCCACCATCGTTACCATCGTCAGTAGTTGAGAAGCCTGAATCTTGGATATAACCAGTATCACCAGCAAGCTGGATTGACGCTGGATTATTCTTGAAGATTCCTACACCTAGACCGCTTTTGATTGCGTACTTTGATTGACCTTGAATTGAACCTGTATTGCCCAATCTCATAGCCGCTCTAAGTCCGAAACCAGTTGTGCTTCTATTAGCCATAGTTGTTTCTCCTTATGTACCTGCCCCGAAGGGCCTCCAGTACGGTTTATATTAATCAGTGATATTTAAAATTACTTTTTCGTACCACCGAAGGTTACACGAGATTGCCTGTCAACATTGATAGGCATTCTACTATCCTGCTCCTTCATAAGATCGTTTGCTACTGCTTCGCTTCGTTCCTCATGACGTTTAGTCATGTATTCTTGACGTTGCTTCGCGATCTCGATCGGTACCTTCGCAAGTAGAAGGCCACCAACCCCAATCACTCCCTTGTATTTGCCCTCATCGAGGACCGGATAATCGCTTGCGTTTTCAACTTCTTCGGCACGAACTAGTTCATAACCTTCACGTTGTCGTGATGTTATGTTAGTCGTATCTTGAAATCCTTGGACTTCAGCTCTTATCCATCTATACCTGAATCCATCAGGTGCAGGGGGTGCATCTAGAGATGATGGTGGAACCCACACTTTAGGTCTCTCGGACTTTGTTCGTGTTTGGCTCGCACGGGAAGTTTGTTTTTCTTTTGTCATGTTACGCTCCTTCCTTCATGTTAAGTTGTTTTGCGTACTCTTCGAGTGGCACTCCTAATTTTTTCGCTATTGCGACTTGTGATGAAGTGAGTCTCACAGTTTGTCTTCCAGCTCGAGCGACTGAACGCTTGACTGAAGCAACATTTTGCGTCGGTTTTTCAGACGTTTGATCTTTTTTATCAAATTTGTGAGGAAATTCAAGTCTTATTCTTTTGTCAACTTCCTCATAATATTCGTTTGTTTGTGGATCAAATCCTTCTCTTTCCACTAAATCTTTGTGGATTTCAAAGGCTGTGAAAGTCATAGCTCTATCTTTACCAAACCAGCTGTTTTCAGTAGCCCAAGCTTCCGCTCTTGGGTCTGGAGTAGGTAAATTTTGAGGTGTACTCTCTGGGAGTTTATCTGCATCTTTTAATTTAGGTGCAGGTTCCTCTATTGTTTTTTGTTCTTTTAAAACATTGAGTCTTGCCTCATCAATAGATAGAGCAGCTATTTTTTTATTAGCTTCTATCTGTGCAGCGGCATCAGAATTTTCTATGGCAGTAGCTAATTCTTTTTGAGCTGACTCCATTCCTGATTTAACTCTATTCTCAAATTGAGTAACGTAATCTTTATTTACTTTTGTAAATTTTGATTCCGTAGTTTTTCTCTTCTCCTCTACAGCTTTTGCATAATCTAAAGCAGCTTTCTCTCTTCGTTCTGCTTCACGCATTTTACGAGTTAGTTTTGCTATTCTAGCTTGTACACCTTTGCTGTAATCTTCTAATTTATCGTCTTCTTTTTTTTCTTGTTTAACTTCTCCGCCTTCTTCTAACTTTGTTTCTCTTTCATTTTCATATGTTTTATCTGTTTCTTTTTCTTGTTCCGGTTGTTCCGGTTGTTCAACAACACCTTCTTCTTTTGGTTGTTCAATATCAATATCTACTTCAGGACCTGAAGTATCTATGTCAACTGTCTTTTTTTCTTCTTCTGGCATAGTTATCCTCCTATGTTAAAACTCATGCAAGATGTCCTCTGGACTATCAATTGTTGCTAACACTTCATCGTCGTTTAGCAGACGAATCTCTCCACCATCTATTTTGATTCGGCTACCTGCATATCTTGCAAACATAACCCAATCGTTTACTTTGCACCACGGACCTTCAGGATATCTTTCTTTATCCTTATAACACTGTGAACCCATGGCTAGAACTAAACCACACTGAGATGCAACCTGTTGTTTTTCTAAAGTTGCTTCAGCAAAGTGTAATCCTCCCTTTGACTTCTCTTTCATTTTAAAAGGTAAAACTAAAATACGCCAACCAGTGGGTTTTGGTATTTTTGCCTCTTCTTTTTTCTCTGATTTTTTTACGCCAACAAGATCATTTTTTGGCATTAATATCGATGACTGTTCCTTTTTCATTTCGCTCCTTATCTTCATCTAGCAGGTTAGAGAGTTCCTGTCTTACTGCTTCTAGCGCAGATATTTGTCCTATTATATACCTATACTTTTCCATATTGTCAATACTCCCGGACGTTACTGATATTGACAAAGACTGTATTCTTGTGTTTACAAACTTAATTAGTCTTCTTATGACGTTTTCTAATTGCATCTTTACCTTTCTTAGCAATTGATGCAACTTGGCTTTTACCCATAACTTTAGCTCTTTGTTCCATCACTGTTAGTATTTGTATCTTGCGTGCAAAGGGTTTACTTACACGTTTTACTTTTGCAACAGTTGCTCTCGCATCTGCAGGTGTTGCAAATTTTATCTTAACTGTATCTTTTGGATTTTCGTCAGTATAAAGTCTTCTGCCGGATCCTTTAGGTTTCTTACCCGTTCCTTTTTTTGGATCTGCCATGTAAGACTCCTTTCAAAGTTTTTGCTTGTGCGGCGTGTGTTTTAGACGCTTTCTGCAAACCCTTCATAACTTTTTTTATTTTAGCTTTTGCTTTTTTCATATTAACACTTCCATCTTCTGCGAGCCTGACGGAGTCTTGAATTAGGATTAGCTGCAGCTTTTGGAAATTTTTTCATTTGGCCGGCGCTTCTTGCGCAGAAGGACTTACGTCTCTTCGCAGCTTTTGATCCTGGTTTGACCTTGCCAGTGACCGCTGTTTTTAGTTTAGAGCCAGGATTCATTCTTCTATAGGCTTTGACCCCGGCTCGTGTCATACCTGCTCCAGACTTTGTAGGTCTAAAGTTCTTTTTATTTCTTGCTGGCATTGTGCCTTTTGAATAATCTTTTCTCATTAAATCATTCCCATTCTTTGTCTTTTTGCCATGAAACCACCACCCATTGCTTTTTTTCTTTTTGCAAATGTAGGGACGTTTGTGGGTTTACCACCAACACCTTGTGCTTTACTTCTCTTTCTTGCAACAGCAGAACGCCTTTGCGATTCTGTCATTCGGGCTGCTTTTGCAGCAGGCACGCATTTGGGGTATTTTCTTTTTGATCCACTTGCAGATTTTCTTCCACATTTTTTAAAACCTCCACCTTTTTTCTTGGCACCAATGTCCACCCAATCTTGTTTAAACCACTCTTTTAAACCGCCCATGACACTAAGAATTCTTTCCGATAGCGTCTCTATTCATTCCTCTTTTAGCTATCTTACAAACTGTGCCACCAGATCTTAAACCTTGTCTTCTTAATTTTTCAGCCGCCTCTGCAACTCCACCACCTGCTTTATAAATTTTACCACCCATAGCTTTACTAGGTTTAGGTCCTCTAAAATCTTTTCTTTTTACACCAGACGGATCTTTAATTTTACCTGCACAAATTTTGCTAGCGTAGGCATTAGCATATGCGCTTGGATACACTTTGAATTTTCGCTTCGCGGCGGCCTTACCTCTAGGACAAAGTTTAGTCATTATCTTTTCCTTGCTGTTTGTTTTGCTCTTGCAAAGTTAGCTGCGGTTGGTGCACCCTTTGCACCTTTCTTTCGCATCTTACCTCCACGCTTTCTTTTAGCATGGATGTTTGCATATAAACCTGGACGAGACATTACTTAACTGCTCCGCCTTTTTTCATAAAACCCATTTTATTTCTAACTTTAGTTGGTAACTTAGCTAGACCTGGATTTTTTTTAGCGTCAACTTTTTTTAAATTTTTTTTCTTTTTAGTTCCAAAAGTTTTTTCTATTTTTTTAACATCTCCACCTACTTTCATCATAGGTTTTTTCATCATCATTCCGCCACCCATTTTACCAGCTCTTCCTCCAGCTTTGTAACCTTTAGGTGTAACTTGTTTGTTGTATAGTCTATTTGGCATTATTTTTTTCCTCCATTTCTAAATATTTGCGTTCCCTTTATACCATATATGCTCGCTACTACAAGTATCCAGAGATTAGTGAACCATGACGGGAGCTGCGAAAACATCTCGAAGAACAGTTTTACCTTATCCATTGCACTTGGATCGTCCGATATGACTGCCCATGCGAGCACCACCACGGGCAAACTGAGAATTATGAGGACCGCCTCGTCTTTCCAGTCTGATTGACGAGCTTCTAACAATTTACCCTGGTAAGCTTCGTCACCACGGGCCATACGTTCTGCATGCATTAATTGTGCATCAGACATTGCCATCTTCGTCTTCTGCTTGTTAGCGTAAATCTTACTTCCTGCAGAGACGGCTAGTTTAATCGCCGATAACCACATAATTAGTACGCTTTAGAGTTTCTTTTTTTCTCAGGCAACATTCTTTTCTGACCGCCAACTGGCATTTCAGGTTTTCCTGTTGCAATATAGTTAAATGCTTGGTCAGCAGTAGTCTTAGATCTTGGATCTACCTCAATACTCTGTTCAGCAACTTTAACTTCCTTAATTTTATCAAGTTTTTGCATTTATGCTCCTTTTTTAACCCCTTTTATAACACCTTTATTCTTAGATGCATAGAATATCTTTTCACCCCTCTTCTTACCATATTGTTTCTTCATGGATTTCATAATTTTTTTACCTTTTTTGTTTAATGGCATTAATTATCCTCCACCATCACCTTTGCTTGTTGCACACCGGTCTTAGCTAGGCTTACTCCAGCTCGTAATTTAGCTAAATCTTCGTTTTGATCTAATTTTTTATCAAAATTATCTTTAGCTTGTACTAATTTTGCTCTGTTTAGGTCCATTTGCGCCATGTCAGCTTGTTTTTTACGCTCGTTTTCCATTGCACGAAGGTCAACTTCTCTAGATTTTAATTTTAAAAGTGGGTCTGCATCAAATTGTGACGTAATTTCTTTTTCTTCTTTAGCAAAATCAGCAGTTAACTCTGCAATTAGCACAGATTTTCTTGCCTCTATGTCTTGTGATAGTTTTTCTAAAGCTTGTTTGGCTTGTGGGTCTTGTTGTGCTTGCATTTGTAACATTTGAATCTGTTGTAATGCTTCTGCAAACTCTAATTCTACCTGTTCTTGAGCCATTAAACTAATATGTTCTAAAATATTTTTTTGAACTGCACCCATAACCATAGGATTGTTACGAACAATGTTAGTAGACATAAAATTTAAGTGAGCTGTAACGTGTGCTCTGTGATCTTGTCCTCTAAAAGCTTGAAAAGGTTTGCCACCTAAAGCGTTAATGTGTTCAAGTGCTGGGTCCATCGGTTGCATTGGTGCAGGTGGTGGTAATATTTGATCAATATTTTTTATACCCAAAGCCTCATACATCTTTCTGTAAGCCGCGTATAAATTATGTATCTGTGGATTAGATGTAGCTAATTGTAATTCTGTTTGTGCAATTGTAATTCTTTGAGCCATAGAAAATATATTTGGATCTGCAACAGGAAGTATGTCTACTCTATCATCAAAGTCAGTTTGTTTTACTTCTCTTCTGCCACCAACAACATCAAAAGGATAAACTGGTGGTAAATAAGTTTTAAATACTTTTGCTAATAATTTAAATTCTTGTCTCATGCCAACATATAATCTTTTATGAATTGCTGACATGACTCGTGAGCCTCTCTCGAGAAGAGCGACTGTGGTTCCAACTGCGGCTGCTTGGTTACCATCTCCCACTTGCATGTCAGCAATCGCCGCGAATCTTTGACCTGCACCAACGACTATGCCCATTAATTGCAATAGTGTTGCTGATGGTTCTTTGTATGGTAATGGAAAAAATGCGTCACGTAATGATCCACCTGGTGCATCTACATCTTTAAATTCACCTGGTTGTATGGGTGCAGCTTCATCTCTAACTCTAACACCTCTTTGTTTAAATCCTGCTGGCAGATTTGATAAAGTACCTGCATCTAATAATTGACGGAGAGCAGCCGTTGCGGTTCTGCTCAATCCGCCAATCATGTGTATTAATCCAAAGCCATAAAATCCTAAACCCGGTAAGAATTTAAAATGAACAAAATATTGAATTTTATTTCTCTTTGGATCCGTTGGTTGATAGTTACGTCTTATTGATAAAACTTTTTTTGAACCTTCATCAACAGTAACTATATATGGTAATTTTATTCCTGTTGGGTTTAGCTCTGCATCTTTATCTTCAAACCCCTCTAAATCTAAATTTACATGACACTCTAATAAATTATAAATAGGCTCTTGTCTTCCTGTTTTTTTAGTGCCATCTAATTCTTTTTCTTTTTTTTCAACGTCATCTTGTTTAATATTACCTGGAGGTCCTAAATCAACATCAGAGTAAAACCCAGAAACTTGTTGTTTACGCAACTCATTTTCTGAAATTTTAATTGTTTGAATTATTGCTTCTGCATCATTTAATGAAGTTGCAGAATAAGGTACAACTAAATCATCAGCAGGCACAAATTTAGAAACAGCTCTTTCTAATAAATCATCATAATAAACTTTTTTAAAAGTAGATCCTGCAAGTGGTAAATGAAATAACATTTGGTCAAACTCTGGTTCGTATTCATCCATCTTTTCCATGAGTTCATAGTTCATGTAATCTTTAACACGTTGTGCTTGAGCTTCTTTTTCTTGATCCGGTCTACCAACTATTTGTGTTCTAACTGGTCCCTCTGCTGGTAATAATTCTTTGTAAGCACCTGCTTGAAACTGTGTAACAGCCTCTGCAAGAACTGGGTGAGTTGCACCTGAAGCTCCTTGAAATGGTTCTGTTCTGTTTTCATATTTAAATCCTAAAAGATCTAGGCCAGTCGTGTACGACTGTTCCCAATCTTTTCTAGACATTTTATAATCTAAATAATTTTGTGTAAGTTCATTTCCAATAGGTTCTAAAATATCTTCAGGTAGTAGTTCTGCCAAATTATCAAAGTGACCTGGTTGACCCTCTATGTTAACTTTACTTGGATCAAAATTTACTTCTACACTACCATCTTCTAATGG